TGAATTGGTTTGAAGAAAAACGGATAATTAACGGATATTGGGACAACTTTATCTGTAAACATTTTTTTGGCATCGGCACCAGACTTGGAAAGTATGCCGAATCTAGCATCGGAAGATATTGTAGCTTGGTTGACAAGTTCTGCGCTTGCCATAAAAGAGAATCCAGATCGTCTATTTTTGAGGTAGCACATACCGTAACATCTGTGATCTGCTTTGCAAGCTTCCCAGAATATAAAGAAGAGTCTGTTTGACTCTCTATATTCAGGCGCTCCAACGTCGATTTTTGACCATTGCAAGTACATGTAATGAGTACCAGTAATGTAAGTATTAACACCGTTGTTATAAAACCAAAATCCTTGTTCTCGTCTAGTAAATTCATTGTCAATATAATCGTACCATTTTTCTTTAAAATCTAATGGGTATTCTTCCCAGTCAAATCTTGTTTTAATTCTTTGTAATTCTTTTGGATATTCAAAGCGTTCCCAGTATTGCTCCTCTTGTTTTTTGCTTCGTTTAAACGGTTCATCTGTTGCTGGTAAAGCAATGCGGAGACCTTGTATTTCAATGATTGTTCCAATTTTACCTGTTTTACTTATTACTACAAAATCATACTCTACGTTGTAACCGTACTCCCACTTTTTAAATCTGTTTTGTTTTGCTAGTATTTTAGGATTAACAACGTCTTTTAGTTCTTTATAAAGAGTTTGTTCGTAAGTCATTTACTTCTCCCTTCTGCAAAACCTTTAAATGATTTTACTTCTTTTGTTTTATCTTCACCATTTAATATTGCTTCTTCTTCTTCAATACGTTGTAGTATTTCAAAAGCATCCATGATGCAAAGTTTTTTAGTAGCTGCAGCATTTTTTAACCTATCAGCTGAAACATCTTCACCTGTATCTACTATAGGTTCTTTAGCAACTTTAACTAACTCATCAACTGCCTTTCGCCCAGCTTGGATTATATTCTTTCTCGTCTCCTTTGTTTTCATGAGTTAAAGCTATATCATTTGATTTCATACAATAAAGTCGTTCATCACCTATAATAAACTCAAACTCTGAGTTTGGTGTAAACGTTACAAGTGTTCCAGGTGTTATTTTAGCGGCTTCTAAGACATCATTGCTATATTTTACTATACCAACATTAGGTTTTTCTTTTAATGTATTAAACTTATCCTGATTAAAAACAGGAATAATAAAGCAATAGTTATTAAAACATTTTCCATTATACATATATATTTGCTGTGGTGTGCAAAAATATAAGTTGTCTTTAAAATAAGTAGAGCTATTACGTTCTCTGCCTTTTTGATCATACCATCTACGAAATAAATTGTGATGTACATATACTTCATCACCTGGTTTTATAGGTGAGCTATAAGCAGCTGGTACAGAAACAACAACTGCTTGTTTGCTCACGAATTGGTGGTGTTCTATATTGGTATTAATAATAAGTGTTTTATCACCTATTTTTCTAACATTGTCATATCTTTGATTTAAAGGCTTGACAATGAAATTATATAAACTCTTCATTAATACTTGAGATCATATTCAACAGATATAGCCATATTATTATTAAACTTTTTCCAAGGTAATACTTCACTATTTTTACTTATAAAAATATTATATGAATTATCTTTGTCATCAAATAATATGTCTGATATTCTATGGCCACCATAAACTTCTTGATCTAAAGAATAATGCATAGCATCATTTTTATAATCAGAACCTATACTAATCTTCCTTATTACTGACATCTTTCTCGTTTCTATTCCACTCACCAGTAGTAAGATTAATATCTATATGACCATATTTATCTTGTAATTCTTTTTTGGTTTCATCTACTATAACATTAGCATCAGCTAACTCATGTAATAATGAATGCTTTTTAGAATCAAGATAACCTAACTCTATTAATATAGAGTTTACTTTGTTTTGTTGTTGTTGAATTTTCTCTAGTTCTGCTTTAGTAACTTTACCACGCAGTCTGTTTTTTATATTTGACATTTAATTTAATTTAATTGTTTTTTTATTTTAGTAATATGCTAATATATCTGTAGCAGTAGTTCCATCACTACCATCTTTACCATATATCTTCTTGACAAGCACAGGCATAAAAGTTCCAGTTGGAACAGCTTTAAATAATACAGGTGCACTATCTCCTTCTAATAATACTTTAACATTACCAGTTCCGCCTATATATAAGCAAGCTCCTCTTTTTAATACAGCAACTTCATCAGCTGCAGGTGCAGGTAATACATCTTGAGCTACGTCATCTTTGCCAGTTCCACTTGCTATTGTTATAGCATTAGCAGAGTGAGCAAATCGTCTTGGCTCTGCTGCCATGTTACCTTCTAATCCAGCAATATCTATTTCTATTGATCCAGCCATTTTTATTTATTTATTTTTGTTATTTTTTCAGCACCACGACTTCCGAAGTATGCTACATAAACTGTTACCAGTAATGTTTTTAATAAGCCTATCCAAGCATCATCTACATCAAACTGTAAATGAAATGAATCTACAGCCATCATAAATACTGATGATGCAGTTAAAAATATAAGAGCTAAAGGTCTAGTATTTTTACTTAACCAAGAGTCAGACTTCATATCAGCTTTCCACCTACTTGAAACTTCTTTTAGCTCTTGCATATCCTGCTCTATAAGCTTCATAGCTTCTTCTTTATCAGCAGGCTTAATCTTATTATCACTTGAAATAATATTTTTTACAACACCTAATGTACCTTGATTAGGAAGCACGTCACCTAAGGCCTGTAAAATTTTAGGAGCTTTGCTAGCTAAGAAAGCCCCTACTTTAGTTTCTTTAAATGTTTTCTTTTCCATAATTATCTTAGAAAGGTTTAGGACATTTAAATGTATTAACTTTAGTTGGAGCCATTTTCATTCTTGTACGGCCTCTTGTTCTGCCACGCCTTCTATTACCAAGACTAAAATCTAATCTTCTTTTCTTTTTCTCTTTATCTTTATCTCCACCACCATTAGTAGTTTCACCGCCGCCGCCGCCATTGCCACCGCCGCCGTTACCGTCGCCGCCGCCGTCATCGCTAGTTGAGTATTCAAAATATTCATCACTAGCAGTAGCTTTTTCTTCTTGAGCTGATGGAAAACGATCTTTATATGAAGAGCTTATATATCCTTTATTTACTAGTTCTTCACCTGTTGCATTTGGAAATCTCTCTTTTAATCTATTTATATATTGATCACTGTCTGTAGCTTGTTTACCACCTCCAGCTTGTACAACACTTTCTCCTTTATTACTAGCAGAACCTTCAGCTGATTTAAAATATCTTACTGTACCATCATCTAAAGTTTCTGATTGATATTCCATTTTAGCTAATTTTTCATTAGCAGCTTGTTGAGCTTTTTTCTTTAAAGTTTTTTCATCTTCACCTTCACCACTTGGATCTGTTTCAGGGCCTATGTTTATATTAGCAGGCCCGCCGCCATACTTAGATATAGCACATCCAGTTTTAGCAGGTCCAAACTTTTTAATCATGGCATTTCCAAATCTTTCATTCATTGACACTGAGTCCATATCAGATTCTCTACGAGGTTTTGTTCCTATTTTATAGTAAGACAATGGTGTATCTTTTTCTTGCATGTTAGGTGGTCCGTCTAATTTATCTGGATTAGGTCTCATATCTTGTTCTTTCATTGCAACGCCTGCTTTGTAAGCTCTTTTTTCCCATGGTAAAGTTTTGTCACTTTCGTCAAAGTTTTTTCTATCAACTCTCTTAACACCTTTACCATCTAAATTGTGATATACAGCTTGAGAATCATAATCTAATTTATTCTCCATCATATCTTTTAGATGCTGATCTTCATGAGACTTAGCTTCTTTATATAATTTAGAATTTTTAGATATGTTCTTATTAACTATCATAGTGCCATTTTTATTAGCTTTAGCTACTAGCCCACTATTATCTTCAACGTTGTCTGGCGTAAAAGGTACGTCGTATCTAGCTATTGGATCAACCTTGTAAGGTGATTTCATTTTAAATTTACCCATAATTATTTTTTTCTACCTTTTCTACCTTTACCTTTTAAAGCATCATCAATATCACCTAGTTGATTACCGACTTCTCTTATGGCCTTAGCAACGTCATTTAATTCTTGCGTTGTTAGTTTGTATCTTTTTTTAACGTCTTTTACTGTTGCTATTACTTTTTCATCTAGAGTAGTTTTACTCCATAGTAACGCCCATACGTCTTTTAAATATTGTTTAGTTAATTTCCACATAGTATTTTTGTTTAGCATCTCCAACGTTTTCTAGCTGCTTTACCTCTTTCGCTTTTCCAAGATCTTGATCTAGCACAGAAAGATTTTCTTCTAGCAGCATCTTTACTTCCAGGTTTAACATTTTTCTTTGTCACAGGAGCAGAAAGCGTGCTGCCTGGATTTTGTTTTTTATAAGCAGCTCTACCTTTAGCTGTCATCCCACCACCTTCTTTAGCACTAAGAAAATGCCTGCCTTTACCGCGAGTTGTTTTTCTAAGTTTGCTTAAAGGTGATTCTACCATTTTTTCTTTTTTGGAACTTCTACTTCTTTAACTATAACAGTTGTTTTAGGTTTTCTATTTCTTAGTTCTTCTAGTTGTTTATTTAGTTCCTCTAATTTACCATCAGCTTCTGTACCATCTTTAATCATACTTGCAGTTATATTAATTTCTTCTTTTAATATATCTTGCGTTTGCTCTAGCATTTCTACTTGATCTTTTAGTTGGATTATCATTTTCTCGTTCCACGTTTCTTTTAGTTCATACTCTAAGCGAGTAACTTCTATAGGTGGTAATTTTCTAGCTTCTTCAATATCTGCTTGTAGTGTATAATACATACCTACAAAAGAGGCTGTAACCATTATTATTGCTACTACAGTTTTTAAGTCAAGTTGTATATTTGTGTTCTCAGAGATCTTTGTACTCATTAGTTGCGTCGAATGATGGGCATGCTTTATTAGCAAACTCATTGTGTGAATAAATAATAGCTTCAGGGTACATTGCTTTTAAAGTATAAAGCACTGACAATAAAGCATCTTTTTGATTTTCTGTTCTAGTATCTTTCGGGGTCTTTCCATCTTCTTCAACGCCACCCGCATAACATATACCGATAGAATTACGATTATGCCCTGAACAATGAGCCCCGATTTTAGCTATATCTCTACCACCGTGTATTTCACCATTAATGTCGATGTAGAAATGATAGCCTATGTCTGACCAGCCACGACCTTCAACGTGCCACTTTCTTATAGTGTCAACACTTATATCTTGGCCTTCTCTTGTAGCTGAGCAGTGAATAATTATTTCTTTAATATTTCTCATACTTGATACTTATAATCTTTTTTACGCTTTTTAAATTTTTTATCTTTAAAAAGACCCATGTTTTCTATCTCATCACCTTTAGCTCTTTTCTTCATTAATTTTTCAGCTTTTCTTTTAGCTTTTTCCTCTGGTGATTTTCCAAAAAACGCAGGACCATTATGCATGTGTTTACTTAATACACTCATTTTTTATTTTTTAAAAGATACCATTTATGCGCGGTATATCCTAAGGTTGTTAATAACAACAATATAGATAACACAGGCTCTAGCCAACCTAGACTAACAACCGTAGCTGATGTTATGTTTAAACAATACAGCTTTAAGTCTTCTAGTGTGTTCATCTATTAGCGTTTAATACAGCGTTACCTTTATATTCTATATTATCAATGTGCTTTAAAGTTGGAATTATAGTCATATTATTTGATACCATAACTCTAGTGCCTAATGGCTTACATCCACATTTTACTTTTTTACCGGCTGGATTTTGATTCATATATTTCATGTCTTATTTTTTAATGGTTTGGTACTATTATAATCACGTAAAATGTTTACTCGTTTACACGTTATCGTACTTTCTTTTCTTTTTAGCATCGTACTTTAAATCACCAGCTAATTTAGATATATGCTTTTCATCGTCAAGCATTTGCTTTTTACTACCACCATGCTTAGCATCATACTTAATATCTCTTTTTAAATAATCCATATGAGCAGCATCATCTCTTTCAGTAGCTTTTAAATTACTTTTAGTAACTTTAGTTTTCATATGATCATTCTCAAAAGCTTTAAAAGCGCTTCTCATACTAGGTCCGTCATACATACCTGGTGTAGCTTCAATAGCAGCTTTTAAACCTTCATTTAAATTTTTTTGATTACCTACTAAAGCTTTACTTGGACCATCATACATTGTAGGAGCTTTTACACCAGTTTGTTTTTGACGTTTAAATTCGTCACTTAACTTCATTGATGGAGCATCACCAGCAGCTTGTTTCATAGGTTCACTTTTATCACCATCTTTATCTAAATCTAAAAAATCAGGCTTAGCTTGACTAGGGCCATCATATAATCCGAATGAAGATCGTGGTTGTGCTTGTGGAAATATTGAAGCTTGTTGAGTTCCTTTGTTTGGATCTACTACAGGATTCATAGTGCCTTGACTACTTGCTATATCGCCAAACATGTTTTCTCTTTTAGCGGTAGTAGCAGCAACTTTATCCATAGGTTGATTTATGTTAGGATCGTTAGTAAGCGTATTACTTTCAGGAGATCTACCAGCTCTATTAACTTCTGGTGTATTTGGATTTGGCTGGATCATTGGAAACCCAGATCCTTTTCTTGTTACTTGCATATTTAATGATTTAGCGCCTGGAGTATTTGGTAAGTCTAATATTACTGTATTTCCATCAGCAGTTGTTGTTTTAATAGGGTTCAAATTAACTTCAGGATCTTTTTCACTGTTAACATCAACAGGCTTATTAAATTCATCAGCTATTTTTTTATTTCTTAATTTGCTCATTTTCTTTTATCTTTATTTGCAAAGCTTATAGCTTTAGCCATAACTTTCCAAGAGTATTTATTACTGTCATCTAAAACTTTAGTTGGCATTTCTTCTTCACCCAACATGATTCGGTACATACGACTGATTAGCTGTTTACACTTGTAGGAAACTTTATATATATGATATTTTTGGGTAGTGCGATTTCTCTCTCTCCACACAACTATCCACCCTTGTTTCAATAATCTGTTCCAGCGTCTGTTATCCCAGCTATACGAGTACGTACCTTTTTTAAAATCATCTTTGGTAAAGTGATCTATTGCGTCCAAATAAATCAACAGTTCTAAATCAGCGTCTGTTAACTCACTTATTTTACAAGCCCACTTTCTAATAATTCTATAATGTTTAAGTAAATTTAATTCTTTTAAATCTTTAGAAGTTAATCTTCTCATTTATTTTCTTCCTTTTCTAGCTTTTTTAGCTGCTCTTTTTTTAGCTCTGTTAGACTTTTTAGCCGCTTTTTTACTTTGTCTTATTGACTTTTTATCAGCTCTTTTATCTTGTCTAGCTGCTTTTTTAGCTTGACGCTTATCTTTACCTTTTAATTGTTTAGCTGCTGCTTTAGCATCTTTAAAATTTTGCTTAGCATCTTTCTTTTGAGCTTTAGCTGCTTGTCTTATTTCTTTTTTGTTTTGTCTATTTTCTTGTCTAATACTCTTAGCAGTGTCAGTATCATCATAATCATCACTAAACCCTATAGTTCCTTCATCTGCAGCTGGGGTAGTTGGATCTTCTGTTTGTGATTCTTTTAATTTTTCAAGTTCTTCTTTTTCTTTTGCTAATTTTCTTCTTTGGAAATAAGCGCCTATTTCTTCTCTTGAGTAATCAGTATCACCAGGTATAATATCAGTAGGGCTAGATTTAGCAGCTTCAGTAGCAGCGGCAGCTGCTCCATCAACATCACTAGTAGGTAGCTCACTTTGTTCTCCAGCTACTACTACTTTAGAAAAAGGTGTTTTCATTGCTACGCCTTGTTTAAATGTTTCTGCGAATGATCCGCCTTTAAATTTTTTACCTTTACGTAATCTACTCATAATTACAAAATTACTACAACATCAAATTCTTTTATGACTTTGTATTCTTTATTATTTAGTTCTATATTAAAACCAGATGATCTATCATAGTAAATTTCATCACCTGTTTTTAATACATCTACATCAGAGCCAGGTTCTACAACCTTAGCTCTTCTGTATCTTATGTCTTCTCTTTGTTGCTCGCCCAGTATTAAACCACCTTGTGTTTTAACATTGTCTTCTTTGACTGGGTCAATTACTATATACTTACCTACCGCTTTCATCTCTAACATTATTGATTACACAATCGGTTGATAATATAGTGGTTGCTACTGAAGCCGCGTTCATTAACGCACTTTTAGTAACTAATAAAGGATCTATAATACCGGCTTTAACCATATCTACCGTATTTCCTGTAACCACGTCTAGTCCTCTACCGTCTTCATCTGGATCTACATATTCTTGTATACCAGCGTTGCGCAATATTGTTTCATAAGGTTTGCGTATAGCGCAATATAATACTTCTTCACCAATACTTTTTGGTTTTAAATTTTGAGAAGCATTTAGCAAAGCGATACCACCACCTGGGACAATACCATCTTTGATCGCGGCTTTCGTAGCACATATAGCATCTTCAACTCTATCTCTCTTTTCTTTCAGCTCTATATCAGAATTAGCACCTACTTTTACCGTAGCAACTTTAGCTTTTAATCTAGCTAATCTTTTTTCTATTTGAATTACCTTATTTGGGTTTTTAATTGTTTTTAATTCTTGATTCAATGATTCAACTACTTCATCTATATCTTCGTTGGCTTCAACTTTTAATATAGTTTCTTGTTTAGTAGTAGTAGCTTTTATACATCTACCCAAATAATCAGGCTGTATGATATTCATATCATCGCCTAAATCTTCATTAATTAATTTAGCACCTGTTAATAAACATAGATCACTAAGTGTCTCTGCTTTACTAACACCATATGTAGGTGCGTTGATAATATTTATTTTTATATTACCTTTTATTTTGTTCATTGCTAAAGCATTCATAACCTGCTTATCTACATCTGCAATGATTAATAAACTCTCATTGTTCTTAATAACATATTCTAATACAGGTTGTATTTTTCTGATGTTTTCTATATGAGATTCGACGATTAATACTAAAGGATTATTAAGTTCTGCAATACCTCTATTCTTGTCAGTCATAAAGTTATTGCTTAGTAATCCTTTATCATATTGTACACCGTCTATAAGTTCTACATTTGTTTTAGGTTGATCATTTATCTCCATTACAACTACACCTGTTTCATCAACCATTTTAAAAGCTTCACCTATTGTATTACCTAACTCAACATCATTATTAGCTGATATAGTAGCTACTTGTGTAATTTTATCACCGCTTACTGATTTTGAATTTTTTGTTATATATTCTATAACTTTGGCAACACCTTGATTAATTCCTTCTTTCATTGCTCTAATATCATCTAACAAGCTATGGTCATTAGCTTCTTTTAATATTGCATGAGCTAATATAGTTGCTGTTGTAGTTCCATCACCTGCTTCTTTAACTGTACGTTGAGCAGCTTGCTTTATTAATGTTGCACCTATATTTTCTAGTGGATCTCTTAATGTGATACTGTTTGCTACAGTAACACCATCTTTTGTTATTTGTGGATCGCCATTATTATCTTCTATAATAACGCATTTACCACTTGCACCTAGTGTTGAGCCTACTGCATTAGTTAGTTTCTCAACACCAGTTAGTACCTGGCTTTTAGCTGTTTCACCAAAAGCCAAGTCTTTAACTAGCTTTATATCTTCCATTATATTTAATTAAATTATATTTGTATGAATACTTTACTCAAAGGTTTTAACTACTTTCGGTCCTTTAGTAAACTCTAATTTTCTTAGATAATGTTCTATTGAAGCATCGATAGCTTTTTCAGCGCCATCTATTGTTTCTCTTCTAGTTACATCTATCCACTCATCAGAGTCTATGGATTTGTATTCGGTTTGTAAAAATCCATTAGGTAGTTGAACAATTCTCCAATTTGATTTTTTGGTAATATGTTCCCATAACTTAATGGTTTCTTCATTTGGTTGTGGTGCACTAGTCCACGTATTAGTGCGGGTATATAAAAACGTCATTGTATTTGGTTTTAAGTTAAACGTTGGTTATTATATACTATCACATGATAGTTCGGTTATTTAATATTTTTATTTACCACAATTTCCTAAGTTTGTAACCTCACCATCTTCATTTACCTCCATATAACCTCCAGACTGACCTCCATTGTCATACTTATATGTGTTTGCCTCAAGTGTTGTTGTTCCACTACTGTTGCTATATACAACATCATCTACATCAGGATATGTACCAGAACCATTGTGATATGCTGTCTCTTCTATTGACTCTAAACTACAAGCTCCGCTTGCTGATTCTTGTCCTTCAGAATTATAAGCAAATGCAGTTAAGTTAGATAAACCATAAAAGTCCGACATTGCTGTAGTTGCTCCTGAAGCTTTACTAGCGTAAGTACCTAGTGTAGCATTTAAAGCTACGTTAGATAACGATACATTAAACTCAGTTGCTATATCGTTAATACTTATTTGGCCTGAACTAGGTAAACCCATTATATTAATCTTTTCAAGCCATCAACTTGCTTTGACAAATCTTTTATAGCTTCAATTAATAAAGGTACTATCTTTTCGTATTTAACAGCTTTGTAGCCATTATCTCTAGTAGTAACTACGTCTGGTAGTACTTTTTCTATTTCTTGAGCTATAACACCTACGTCATGGCCACTATTACCATGAACTTCTTCTTTCTCTATCCAGTCAAACTCTATGCCTTGTATACTGTTTACTTTATCTAAAGCTTTATTTATGTTTTTAATATTATCTTTTAATCTAATATCAGATGTAGAAAAAGCTACAACATCGTTTGAAGCATCTATTCTACCGTCAGTAGCAGAGTTACTTATATTACCTACAGCTAATGAACCATCTGGAATTTTCATATCACCAGTATTAACTTCTACAACACTTCCATTTAGCAGAATCTCTGGAGATGAATCATTAGCCGGTCCTCTTAATTTTAATACGCCACCTGTTCCAGCGCCTAGAAAAGTATTAGTGCCATCTGATAACATACAATACTCTAGCCCTGTCATATTAGTAGTTCCTATAAAACTATAACCTGTTGGGTTGTAAGGCCAACCACCCATCCTCATTCCACCGTCTGTTCCTGCTGTTGTTACAATATCTCCAGCTACAGTTAATTTATCAGAAGGGCTGTTTGTTCCAATACCAACTTTACCAGCCGTAGTTAAAGAAGTAGTAGTTCTTGTTAAGTTAAGCAAGTACAAACTGCTCGAACCATTAGTAGTTGTTATATTATTAGTAGCGCCAGTTGTAGTCAGTTCACCATTAATACTTATACCGTCTAGAAAACTTATTGCCATTTAATTTAATTTAATTTATTTTATTATCCAATTGTTCTTACTAATACTGTTATTGCTTCTGTTGCAATACTTGAGGCAGTTGTAATAGTAACAACATTGGTTGAAGTTCTGACAACTTTAGCAAATACTGTTTCATAAGTTGAACTATCATATATTTGTACTACTACATCTCTAGTACCTAAGTTATGTGTTATAGTATGTGAAGTTCCAGAACTACCATTTTGCCCTGAAAATTCTCTAGCAGAAATATTACTATTTACAGATGTAGTAAAATTAGTTATTTGAGAAGTAGGTATAGCTATATTAGTACTAGTAAAACCTGTTACTCTACCTTTTGTATCTATAGTTACACCTGTTGTAGCTGTAGCACTAGCACCACCAGTTCCAGCAGAACCTAAGGCTGCCATACTTACTGCACCTGCAGCTGTTACAGTTAAACCTCCAGCAGTTGGAAAGCTTGCGATACCAGGTGTGGTAGACGTTGCTATACCAATGTTGTTCTGAACAGTTACCCAGTTTGCTAATGTAGTTGGCGCATCTTGTTGTGCTATTAAGAAATCACCTATTTCAACAGTCTCACTAAAGAAAGTACCAGCAGCTGTTACAACATATGACCAACCTTTTTTAATACTTGCTGATGGAGATGAATCAAGATCAGGTGTATTAGTAGCAGCATTATAGCCACCTTGAAATATTAAAGAACCTGATCCAGCTAATTGAGTATCTACATAAGCTTTAGTAGCAGCATCTGTAGTTCCAGCTGGTGTGGCTAGGTTAGTAATTTTATTATTACCCATACTAAGCGTACCATTAGCTGCACCAAACTCGTTTATAGGAAATGCATCAATACTTGCTTGGCCTTGATCTGAGCCATCTTGTAAGTAAATTAAAGAATCGTTTGATCCTCCAGCTGGAGTTAGTGAAGGTAGTTCTTCTAACTTAGTTGCAAATGATACTGAGTTTGTACCTGTCACTGTAACTATACCAACACCACCTGTCATTGTTGCTGTTTCACCGTCATCAATAGTTTGTGTTTGACCTGAATCTGCTCCAAGGATCCAATTACTCATTGTTCCAGCTCCTGTAGCTGCAATAGTTACTTGACCAGATCCATTGTTGGTTGTTGTAATACCTGAACCAGCTGCTAAAGTTATAGTACCTGAGTTTGATATAGTAGAGTTACTACCTGATGTCGATGCTAATGTTAAGCTGTCAAAAGGTTTTGTATTGGTAATAGTTAGTGTAGTATTACCACTTGGCATTCCAATCGATGTCTGTATTCCAGTTCCTTGAGCAAAAGTAACGTTTTCGTTATTTGTTATACTTTGAGGACTTAGTCCATTAGGCGCAACTAAATTCCAGCTAGACATTGTACCTACCGCTCCTGCAGCAGCTGCTGTAATTCTACCTTGTGCATCTACAGTTATGTTAGCTGAATTATAAGAACCAGCCGTTACTGAAGTGTTATCTAAGGAAATACTTACGCCAGCATCAGCTCCTCCAGCAGCCATTACAGTCGAAAGACCAGTTCCACCATTAATACCAACTTCTAAACCATTAGTAATTCCTGCATTAGTTCCAGAGTCAGCAGAAAGAATCCAAGACGTATAAGTACCAGCTGATGGATCTACCCATGATGAGCCGTTATAGAACTTAAATACGTTCGATGTTGTGTTATATATAATATCTCCTGCGTTTGCACTTCCAGGATCTGAAGCTAAATTTTCTAATCTAGCGTTTAATAACTGATTATTTGCTAAATCTAAGTTATCTAAAAATTTTACTGCCATTTGTTTAGTTTAAAAATGCTTCTCCTGAAAAAGGAGCACTAAATGTTATTACTAATGAATTAACGTTTGTATAGGTTACATCGCCTATTACAATTTGTTTACCTGTATCTACTACAGTTACCGATGGAAACTTATTTAAGTTATGTGTTATGTTCCACGTAGCTGAAGGTATACCTTGTGTAAATACAAAATTAGCATCATCATTTAACGATGCTATTGAAATCTCGTTAGCGGATAATGAAGTTAAACTTATACCAGTACTTGCTTTTAAACGTACTGAAGAAACTGTTGCGTCGCTGTCTGTTAGTTTTATATCCGCATAATTTGACGGCGAGGCTACAACTTCCGATGTTAATGTATAAGTAGTATTTACTAAAGTTTTAAGATCAGTTAGCTTTACTTGTTTTGTACGCTTACCGTCTCCCATGTCGGAGATGATCATACGATCTTCCCCGACGGGAGTAGTTTTTAATGGATAAGAATATATAACAGCCACAAAATGATCTTATTTCTTGTGTCCCATGTTAGGTCCACCTTTCATATGCTTAGATAAGATCATACCTGGTGCATTTTTACCAGCACCAACTTTGTATTGATTCATCTTCATACCTGAGTTTTGGCCATATTGGATCTTTCCATACATAGAAGTTCCTCTCATACCAGCTCTCATCATTGGCATTGACTGCTTAGACATAGGCATACCCGGCTTTTTAGCCATAGCATTTCCATCACTCATAGATCCAAGGTTAACACCTTGACCTTTTTCTTCTCTCTTAGCTATTTTTTCAGCTTGCTTTAAACCTTTTTCCATTTTAGAAGGTCCTTTTTCCATCATTGATGGTCCATCTTGCATCATGTTAGTTCCTTGGAACGCAGTTACAGCTGCTTTACTTTTTCTTTTTAGCTTAGCACCTGCATCTTTAACTTTCTTAGCTCCCTTTTTAACTTTGCCTTTTATTTCTTTAGCTTTTGCTTTAGCTTTAGCTCCTGCTTTTGAAGCTACATCTTTAGCTTTAGATTTTATTTTCTTACCTGCACCTTTAACTTTGTCTTTAACTGTTGGTTTTGCTTTTAATTCTGCAGCTCTTTTTCTATTTGCCTTAGCTTTTGTGTCTTTTAAATTTGCTTTTGCTTTTTTAACACCTGCTTTAGCTTTTAATTTAGCTGCTTTGCCAACTTTTCCTTTAGCTTCTTTTCTTGCTGCACGCTTTTCTAGTCTTGCTGCTTTTCTATTTTTACGATCTGCTCTTTTTTCTTGCTTGTCAGCTCGTTTTTCTTTTGCTTCTGCTCGTCCCTTCTTAGAAACTCGCTTAGCTACTTTTGTTGCGCCTACTCCTGCGGCGACTGCTGCTCCTACTGGCATAATAATTGTTTTAAGTTTGTAATTGTTTTTAATATATTCTTCACCTTACGGTATATTATAGTTATTTACATGTATTTTGTAGAATTTACCCTGCCAGACAGTGACACTTGCCTGTTATTAGTATATATTATAGGGCTAATGTCACTATTATTTTTTAATTATTAGAAATATAGAAGTATAGGGTTGCCCTACCACAATATAATTTTGTTATAAATATAAAATGAAATATATTATTGCGGGTCCCCTTGTTTTTTTAAAATATTATTATATATATTTGATTTTCTTTAATATATTATTGTGTGTATTATATTATATATTGTACAAACTAATTACGACTATGCTATGATAATATAAATGTAAATAAATTAATAACTAACTAAATTAAATTAAATGAAAACTTTAACTAAAAACATCGAGCTAATTATATTAACAGTATCACTTACTACTATAGTATCTTTAATAACTTATAATATAATTGTAAATGGAATTATTAACTACATTTCTTTCAATGGAATTTAATTAATGTAAATTATTGATAAGTCATGTGTAACACTTCTCAACTAATTTTAACTAATAAACAAAGTTACACTCTTACAAACTAACAACGAACTAATTAAGATAATAATATAAACTAAATAAATAAAATAAATAAATATGAAAACTAATAACTTAACAACAAAAAGATTTGTAATCAGAAAATCACTTTTAGGTACAAATACTGTAATCACTTTTACTAACAAAAAAGACGTAACATTTACTTATGACCACGATGAAATATACTCAACATTTCAAGAAAAGTTTGAAAGTATGCCATGTTTTCAAGAGTACAAAAGTTACACTAATTCAAACACTGTACCAAAATTCTGCAGAGAATTAAGTGAAATTAAATAAACAAAGTAAAATATATACTTGACTCGTAGTTGATAGTCATAATTTAGCGAGTATAAAACAATACGAACACATGACTAAACATAGCCTGAATGGTTGGACGCGAGGTTCGATTCCTCGCCGGGTTACAAAACAATTACGACAAAGTGTCGATAATATAATAAACTAAATAAAATTAATAACTATGTATAATGTAAATAATCCTTCAAATTGGTCATGGTCAAAAGCGTTTGACGAAATGAACAAAACAGTAAATCAAGCTGAACTTACTCAGCAATGTATAAATCACGTTCTCAATTATCCCGGAGAAGCTAACGGTGTTTTTATGACACTAAGTAAATCTCAACAAGATGATGTCTATGAACTATTAAATCAAATACTATGAATAATTTAAATACTACAATAGACAAAGTAGCAATGTCAGAGTTTGACATGCACTACTATCAACTTGGTGATAACGAGAAACAATGGTGTCACGATGAAATGGTAAATAATCCTAAGTGGCTAAAAAAAGACTGGGAAGACCCATTATGGTCTATGGCTGACAAGTGGGAAGCTGGATTACCAATATATGAAGAAATAATAATTACTTATGAATAATCAAACATTAACTATATTAGACTTTGGTAGTGGTGAAGTACATCAATACCATGATATAAACTACGATAAATACCATATGGAACTTGATGAGTTTGTCTCTGTACAACTCGGATATAACTTAAATGAAGTAGAATATATGTTCCATACTGACAAAACAATATATAATTTAACTAACGAACTATGCTAGATACTTATGAATTTGAAATATACTATGGTGATTTAGAAGAACCACTGTATTTAACTAACGATAAAAACTATATCTGCGACGATATGAGAGATTTTATGGAAGAATTAGGAATAGATTTAAACGAAGTAACATATAAAGTAGAAAAACTATGATATTTTTAGCAGCACCAATTGCTTTTGCAGCAATAATAACAATAACAATATTAGTAACAACAATTAAAGAAATATTTGACAATGAATAAAATAATGATAACTATTGGTTTATTAAGTGGACTTAATTACCAAACTGACGGAACAAGAGTAGATTATACTGAGAAAATAAAACTAGCTCAGTCAATTGAACACATACAAGATATGAAAGAGTGGATGCAAGAAGATATAAATAACGATAATGTAATTACAGATTTAGGTGAATTTTATATGGAAAACCTTAATGAAGTCGAAGATATACTAATTGAAATTTACAATACAAAATAAATACGACGAGAGATGGATAATAACAATATGAAATATATACAAACAGACAACTTAACAATAATCAATTACGGTGATGGTAGTGGCAAACTACAAATCTACAACAAACATAAATCTCCTTATGGTTGGTCACCACGTAGTCTTATCGTATCTCTCTTCGGTAAACAACTCAAAGAAATTACGTACAATTATGTACAACAAGAAGTAGACAAAGTGTATTCTACTTTCAACTATGACGAAATACACGAATTATTAACTAAATTAAATAAACAAAATGGCTAAAACTATTAAAAAAATAGCTACATACTTAACTGAGTGGCACATGCTAAAAATATATGCTACCGTTATGACAACAGCTTTCTTATGTATATGGATTCCAACTATGTTCATAGCAATCAAAAATGTAATCGAACAAGTAATACTACCAATATTTAAGTAATGACAGAGCAAGAT